ATATAAATAAAATCAATATTTTGACAAAGACAGGTTTTATAACTATATTTTATTAAAAATAAACTATGGATATGGTAAGAATTATATGAAAAAAGGGAAAACGTCCCAATTAAAAGGACACAATAATGCGAAATGTAGTTATGGGACAGTAGATGCAAAAAATTTAAAATCAATTTACATAATAATACAAAGTTGGGTTGAACCAACAAAAGAAGTGGGTAATTGGAGGAGTGTTACAGGTATGTTAGAGCGGGATATTAAACATCATTTACTTGAATGTGTTGACCCAATAATCTTTGAAAAACATAATATTGTTGATTTAGATTTAAGAAGTAGTGGTATTCAGGTAGGTAAGAGAAGTTTCATGAATTTAGAAATAACATTATTTTTAAAGGAACATATGGATTTTAAATCTATTATTTTACGAGACCGTATTAAGTCAGTTGTAAATACTGTATATAATTTTCCACTTAGTAAGTCTAAATACTTTACATTACACAAAACAAAAAAAGAAAAGGTTTAATATATTTATATTAAAACGAAAACTTGAAGATTTTAATCACAGAAAAACAATTAAGGAGGTTATCTGAGGCGAATACGCTCTTAGATAACCTCAATAATAAAATAGACCCATCTAAATTTTCATATGAATATGGGTGGAAGGATTCTATCATTATACCACACCAAGTTATTATGGAGGGTAGTATTGAAGAACAAGATATTACAGTAAATGTTACTATTGGTAAAGTTACATATGAAGGACAAGATGTAACTAATTTTGCAAACAACTATGTTTTTTGGTCTGGTGAAGGTGATGATAGTGAATTAGCCTATAAATATAAAATGTTTATCGTTGATAAAATAAACCATTTATTAAGAATAACCCCAATCAAAATAAGTGAATGGGACGTTATATTGGGAATTTAACATATTTATAAAATAAAAAGACATGAAAATATTAGGTCCAAACGATACGGGTAAAGGTATATTAATAGAATGGGATGCCGGATTTATCAACCCAAATGATACAAGAAATGCTGAGGTTATTAAAGAATCTTATGGACAACTTGACCATTCAAAACCATTTGAATTTTATGCAGTTTTGCAAAAATACGATACACCAAATAGAAACGGAAGAGTTTACCCTGAAAAAATATTAAGAAGAGAAGCTGAAAAATACCAACACGCAATCAAAAAAGGTTTATCCATTTCTGAACTTAATCACCCTGAATCATCATTAATTGATTTGGACCGTGTGTCTCACCTTATCACTGATATGTGGTGGGAAGGCAATGTTTTAATGGGTAAAATAAAATTACTTACTTCTCCAGGATTTCACGAAAGAGGAGTTATTTCTTGCCCTGGTGACCAAGCGGCTAACTTAATGAGACAAGGTGTTACAATGGGTGTATCATCTCGTGGAGTTGGTTCGTTAGTTAAAAGAGGAGAGAAAAATGAAGTACAAGAAGATTTCGAATTAATTTGTTTCGATTTAGTTTCTTCCCCATCTACACCTGGTGCTTATCTTTTCTTAAACAAGGGTGACCGAATGAAGTATGATGAAAATATTGAAGAAGAAACTAAACATAGAAGTTCTTCAACACAATCATCAACAGGTTTGGACAAATCACTTGACTTAATGAAAAAACTTACCGATTATTTAGGGTATTAAAAACTTAAATTATGGAAGAGAAATATTTTGTTGCAAAAATCAGTTATGATTTACCTGATGAAAACTCAGGAAAGGTTAAAAAAATTAGAGAAGAAAAATTAGTTAAAGGTATAAATGTTACTGATGTTGAAGCTAAGGTAACTAAGAACTTTGAGGGCTTTCCGAATGATTGGAGAATTACTGCATGTGTTGAGAGTAAAATCGATGAAGTATTCGAATAACAAACAATTTTCAATAGAATAAAAATTAAAATCGGGTTAAACCCGATTTTTTTTTGTTTAAAGTTAATAAAATAGCACTTTTTTTAATATCAACATATTTATATGAAAAACTCTATAATAAACTTTTGCAATAAAAATTAAAAAATGGCAGAGAAAAAACAAAATCTAGTTGAAGAGGCGTTACTACAAATGAAGAATTTGGAGGAAGCCGTAACGGAGAATGCAAAAGGAATACTTGCTTCTACAATGAAGGAAGAAATCAGTGAATTAGTAAAAGAATCTCTATATGAGGTTGAAGACGAAATGTCTGTCGAAATTGAAGGTGATGAAGAACAAGAGTCAGAAATGGCTGAACAAGTAGAAATGGAACCTGAGATGGATGACGAAGACATGGAAGTGGAAGATGAAATGGACATGGAAGACGAGTCTGACGAAATGGAAGACGAAGATGAAATGGATATGGATTCTGATGAAATGCTTATGATGGATTTACCAGGTGATGATTTAGAGGTAGACGATGAAGAAGAAATTCTTTTACCACTTGACCTTACAGGTGCTTCTGACGAAGAAATCCTTAAAGTTTTCAAAGCAATGGGTGAAGAAGACGGTATTGTGGTAACACAAGACGGTGATGAGATTCACTTATCTGACGAGGAAGCTGATGTTGAATATGAAATTCACATGGAAGGTGAGGAAGAAGAAGAAGTAATGGACGATGAAATGGGTGAAGGTATGGAATTCGAAGATGAAATCGTTTATGAAATCGAACTTGGAGAAGAAGACGAAGATGAAGAAGAACACTACCGTGGTGCTGAAAAAGACGATGCTGAACATATCAAAGATTTAGAAGATGATATGAAAGCTGACGCTGAGCACACCGAAGGTGAATATAAAGAATCTTCTGTTCGTTCACACGTAAATGGTCGTGCAACTAACAAGAAACCTCAAACTTTCCCTAAATCATTAATGAGAAATGAGGCTCTTGAAAAAGAAGTAGCTCAATTAAGAGAAAAGAATGAAGAGTACCGTAAGGCACTTAACATCTTTAAGGAGAAATTGAACGAAGTTGCTGTCTTCAATTCAAATCTAGCATATGCAACTCGACTGTTCACTGAGCATTCGACAACAAAACAAGAAAAAATAAACATTCTAAGACGTTTTGATTCGGCTGAAACTATTAAAGAATCAAAAGGTCTTTACAAGATTATCAAAGAAGATTTAGAATCTAAAGAAAATTCTTCAGTTGTAACTGAATCAGTTAAAGCTAAAGTACAAAAATCTCCATCTAAAGGTTCTGCGACTAATCTTATTGAAAGCAAAACTTATGAAAATCCTCAGTTCTTAAGAATGAAGGATTTGATGGGAAAATTGCAAAAATAAAAATTAAATTAAAATAATACTAAAATGGGAGCATTATTAGAATCAGGTCTTGTTGGTAACATCGGTCTTAAGCACTTGAAAGTTATCAAAGAAGACACAATCAACAAATGGGACAAATTAGGATTCTTAGAGGGTCTTAATGGTCACACTAAAGAGAACATGGCACAATTGTATGAAAACCAAGCGTCTCACTTAATCAACGAAGCATCTGCATCAGATAACTCAGGTTCATTTGAAACAGTTGTTTTCCCTATCATTAGAAGAGTTTTCTCTAAATTGTTAGCTAATGATATCGTATCAGTACAAGCTATGAACTTACCAATCGGTAAATTGTTCTACTTCGTACCTAAAATCCAAAACAGAGTAACTGTTGACGGATTAGAAAATCACTATCAACCACTTGGTGCACCTCTTAACACGTCAACTGACGCAGAAGCTGGTTACGGTTCAGGTAAAAACTTGTACGACCGTTTCTATGAAGGTGCAGAACCAAACGAAGACCCAGCAGGTTTATTCGATTATTCAAAAGGAGCATATTCTGCAATTACTGACGTTACATTGACTCCAGTAATTTGGGATGGTTCTTCATTGACTAGCACAGGAGCAATTGCATTCTACACAGGTTCGTCTACAACACCTGCAGGTGGTTTCAGACAAGTATTGGTTGAAATGTCAGGTTTCCAATCTGACGGTGCTGGTAAACTAATCGGACCTAACGGTAACGAAATGGATACTGAAGAGTTCTTATCTTCATTACAAGTATATGCTACAGGTGCACAAGCTACTAAGTATAACTTTAACGTTGTTACACAGAAGTACGGTAAAGGTATCGTAGAATACGGTTCTGAAGCATCTACAGCTTTCCCTGGTGGTAAGTATGATGATATTTGTACTGCTAACGGTAAGATTTATCTATCTATTGACGTATCTTCACCAGCTGATTTAGGTACAACTACATTAGACGGTTACACAGGTACTACATTCACTGTAGCACCTTCATACAAGGCAATGTACAGAATCTACAAAGATATGGAATTCGAAGATAGAATCGGTGAAGTATCATTTGACCTTGAGTCAGTAACAGTTTCTGTAACAGAGAGAAAATTAAGAGCACAATGGTCTCCAGAATTGGCACAA